AACATTTGGTTATATTTCATCACAACAGTTACTATCAACAGTAGCAAGTGGTTCTCTTGCTCTACAATCTACTACCAGAGGTTTAGGAAATATTTATATCTCTTCACTTGATAACTTTTTCCCATCAACAGTTGTAGGTTTAGGCACAATTGGTTATATTTCATCACAACAGTTACTATCAACAGTAGCAAGTGGTTCTCTTGCTCTACAATCTACTACCAGAGGTTTAGGAAATATCTATCTATCTAGTATCGCATCAAATCCAACAACTTCTATGGGAAATGTTCTACGCGTAGATTCAGTATATGGAAATGATACATTAGCACCAGCAAACTTATATTCGTATCCGTTTAAAACAATAAACGGTGCAATTTCAAACGTATCTACTACACAAACTATCCACGTCTTACCAGGCACCTATAATGAAACAATCGTGATACCAACAGGGATCGCAGTTCGCGGAGAAAATACACAAACAGTTACTTTACAAAGTGCTAATTCAACATCAAACACTACACTTGTAACAATGGGAGCAAATTGTCGTTTAGAAGATGTTACAATGACAATATACTCATCTAATGCGGTAAATTTAATTGGTATTAATTATCCATCTGGAACTTCAATAACATCTAAGTTAAGAACAACAGTGTTAAATGTATCTTCTACAAATGCTGGTTCACAGTCTACTATTGGTATTTATAGTGGAGGCACAAGTGCTTTATCTTATACAACGAGTCACGCAATAAGAGGAACAAGTATCAATGTCGCTTCAAAAGGTAACGGATTAACTCGTGCGTTATATGTTACAGACTCTAATCGTTTTACAGCAAGAGATACAAACTTTTCAGCAGAAGGTGTAAGTTCTATTGCTGTAGAAACAACAAACATATCATCATTAGTTGAATTAAAAACATCTAGTTGTCACGGAGACCAGTATGATATAAATAGAAAGGCTGGAACAATACAGTTATCTTCAACAGATTTAATTCATGCGAGCGCAAACGGAAACTCTTTTTCAGTCAATACAGAACCATCTCCTATTTTCTTTGGTGTTACAGGAGATATAAAAAATGGGATAAAATATTTAATGCCAGGAACACTATTATATAACGATTTACCAGCGTCATTTGGTTTACCTTTCCCTCAACGTCTTATAGTGTTTCAAGGACTTTTTACATCTCGTGCCGCACTAGCATCAGGAAAATCAGCAACGTATAACTTAAGAAAAAATTCTACAACCGCAACACCATTTATGACAGCAATATTAGATTCAGCAAATCAAACGGTAAGAGTTCAAGATAAATCAGAATCATTTGATGGTTTAGTAGATAGATTGTATGTAGAATTAATTACAGATTCGTCAGGACCTGGGGATATTGGAACAACAACAGATTTATTCTGCGCTCTCGCATTATATTAGAGTGTATCAAGTATATCAATCCCATACGCATTAATCAGTTTCTCAACCTTATCTGGATGCCAAACCGCAGCCACCAACTCTTCTTTAATGGCTAAACGGAACGCCTTCCCTTGCGCAACTCGTGTTTCATACTCTTTAATCTTATTAATAAATGTCTTGTGATAACGATGATTAATACCGTTTATCATATCACTAGGTTTATCAGAGAAGTATTTAGAATACAGTTTATATATAAGAGTAGATAAAGGGGTTCCATCAAGAAGACACTCACAGTAACTATATTTAACATTATCAGGAAAGAGTTCCATAAGATTCTTATTCTTAATATTTGCGTTAATAAGAACAATCTCTTCAATCTTAGGAGGCATATTAAACTCAAAGTCTACTGTATGGTCAAACCACAAATCAAGAGCAAGAAGTGTATCAGGGAGATTTAGTTTATTAAAATATAGGTCTGATACAAATACTTCAAATGGTGATGGAACTGTAAGTTCTTCATGAACATTTGTATCGTAATCTTCATAGTGGTATAGTTCAGCATGTTTGGTATATGTTGAGATGCTCTTTAGATACGTAGGGATATCCATTTTGAATGATACGTAAAAAATTGAAAAATATTTTTTCAATTTTATTCAGTATTAGAATGAAGCTCTATTTCATCCGCCACGGCCACGCAGCACATAACGCGGCATATGATAAAGAGAATGATGAGAAGGTATATAAGTCGTTAGATTATAAGGATTCTCATCTAACCGAGAAGGGTGTTCAACAGATTAAAGAGGTTCAACTTCCTGTAAAGTTGCCTAGAAAGATGGATCGTGTGTATTCATCGCCACTCACCAGATGTATTCAAACCGCAAGAATTCTTGTAGGAGAAAGAACGATTCTACATCTACACGATGGTCTATTAGAGACACACGGTCCATTTCCGTGTAATTGGAGACCAGATTTTGATACTCTAACAAATTCTCTTAGTTACTATGTTCTAAAGGATGTTGATAAACATTATAAGCCTTATACTAAATATTATCTAACTGGTCTTACTGAAACGAATGACGAAATTAAGGAGCGTGCTATGGCTACTGTAGAACAGATTAAGAGTGAGTGTAAGGGGTTTGAAAATGTCTTAGTAGTGACACATAATGACTGGCTTGAGTCACTATTTGGACGACCTTTTAAGAATGGTGAAGTATATTGTCTAGAGTGTTAAACCATTATTCTATAGAAAACCAACCAGTATATGCAATTCTAGCATTGGGACCAGTAACTCTTGAAACAAAATGATCTGTTATAATTTCATCTTTAATTTTAAACATACTAAAGCTATTAAATTCTGGAGAAATAATTTTATAAACGTTATTATTATTACAAAATGTTAAAAGACCTCCGTGAATTGGATTCCATGCTGGTGTTAACTGATAAACAAAAGCATAATCACCATTACCTTTATCATGATGAACTGTTAAAAAATTATCTTTTTCATATTTTGAAACAAATGTTATTTCGTAATTTTTTATTTTTTTATTGATTATTTTTTCTATTTTATTTTTAATTTCATCGCTATTAAATAGTTTTTTTATTGTGCAAATACCACAGTCACAAGATTTAAAGTGGTTATTAATATCTCTGTAAAATCTATAACAAAATGTTCCTTTATCATATATACTTTCGTTATATTTAATAATATCTTTAAATTCATCATTATCCATGATTTCTGGTAAATTTCTAAATTCTTTTTTAGTAAAATTATTATCGATTGGTAATATTGATAAATACCACCAATCTTTATTTATACTATATATATCATCACTTATTTTTTTTGCCTCATTTATATCTAAAAAGTTTTCTAAATAGTAGATATTATTATTCATATTAATATATAAATTATATATATTTAAATACTTAAAATTATATATAAAGATTTAGTAATACTATTTATAGTATGACATTCTATGAGGAGTATAATAGTTTCTTCAAAGATTTAGGACCAGTAGGAACCGCAGGATATAAGTTTTTTGATTCTTTTAAGGTGGACTGGGAAGAAAAGACTATTAGTTTCCACAACGACTATGAACATAGTTTTAGCGATGAAAATCTATTGAAAGAATTTCGTGATTTTATAAAACAAGAAAAGAAAACTATTAGAACTTTACAGAAAGATATTAATGTTAAAGAATTAAAACAGAAATGTATGTTCTTTTTTATGAAGTTACAGGAAAACGGAGTGTTCGAGGTAAGCGAACGTAAGTATATTCTTGTTTATACTGATATGTGTTTAGAGAGAATTCTGTAAGAATGAAGGGAGGAAATAGAATTATATAAAATTGAATTTATATTTTGTATTTTTAAGGTATTAAAAATGCAGAAGATAATTGTTCACGGAGTTCCTTTCTTAGTAGACAAATCAAATAATCTTTTCACTTTCAAGGTAGATAAGAAGAATTTAATTCAACTGGGAACTTATAACCCAGAGAAAGAAACTTATACTCTAAAAGAAAATTGGGAGCAACTCTACCAGCCAGAGCTAGACGATTATCGTAAAAACTTGAAAAATCGTGAGCGAAAGGATAATAAGGTAGAACTAAAATGAATAAGAGTTATGTCAGTCCAGATGCGATTCTAGAAACAAATCCAGATCCACGACCTATATATATACCAAATGCGGTTGCCGGTTATATAGCAGATATGATTATAGGAGTTGCGAAACATAGAGTTAAGAACGTTGGCAAGAAGGTCTCTGGTTAAACTGTCCCATAAGATACTGCATTCGTTCTAAATCAGTTTTAAATTTGATATAGTTTGTATTATTTTGTCTAGCATTTTGAACAAGAGCATCCGTAGTTGAACGGTTTACATAGATATTATTACAAGCAGATTGGTAGCCAGGAGAAACGAAGGTAAAAGGTGTGCTTACTGCTATTTGGCACGATGTTATAATATTAGACATCTACTATTATGTTTTTTAATTCTGTTCTACAGAATTCCAATTAGATGTAGGATAAATACGTTGATGAAGAAATTGTCCTTGACGGAAGGAATCTCTTTCAGCATACGATACATATGTATAGAAAAGTAAGTTACTGTCACTAGTTGTTACTCTTAGAGTGCTAACATTACTATTAAACGATTGAATTCTAGTATAATCATTCCATGCTTGTTGATATATTAGCTTTTGAGACTGATTTAGTGTCAAGAATCCTAATGTAGTAAAAATGGGGAAAGGGCATGAATTACTCATTCTTTTACTACATTAGATGCAAACTTATATATCAGGACCCAGAATATCTAGATTTCTAGTGGATGTTGTTTCAACACCTGAAGATTTAGCACGAGGTCTAAGTGGAAGAACTTTTTTATCTCCGAGACAAGGTATGTTATTTATATTTCCAGATATATCTGTTCATAGTATGTGGATGCCGAACATGAATTTTCCTCTTGATATTGTTTGGTTAGATTCTAACAAAAAAATAGTCAAGATTTATGAAAATGTTGAACCTTGTTCTGGAAATCATAATTGTAAAAGCTACAGTTCAATCTATCCGACGAAATACGCCATAGAACTGAACGCTTTTGACGCTTCCCGTATAGGTTTACAAGTAGGATTACAATTAACCTTTTAATGTAAAGTGGATTCCTAGCGTCATAGACATTACATTTTCAATGTAACGTGAATTCCTAGCGTCATAGACATTACATTTTCAATGTAACGTAAAAAGATAAAGTAACTGATTTAATTCTGCCAACATCTCATCTCTTATATTTACTAAATCTGTATCATTCTCTTTTAGTTTCTTGACTAAGTCATTATTTAAATAATTAATACAATTTTTAATAAAACTTATAATACTTTTTTCTGTTAAATTACGTATTCTAACAGTTCCAGTCTCCATATTCATTTTCATGCGACCATACTTTCCCATGTAAACTTCAACATACATATCAATTGATTTATCTAAAGATTCTATCACTTCATCCGTAGCCTTGTGTCGTGAATAAACTTTTGTCTGCCAGTGATAGAGTTTAATTTGCTCTCGCATGTTGAAAAAAAATTGAGTATCGTGAGCCGACATTATCTATTAAAATGTGCGATTATTGCAAAGAGATTTTGGGTTCTTGTACCTCTAGCCATGATTCTAATAAGTGCCCATTAAAGAGAGCATCTTTCTGTCTAAACTGTCAGAACTATGGGCATGTAGATAGTGAATGTGTAGAGCTAGAAGATTATTTAGAATTAGAGCAACTAATTCCTAGTAAACTTCTGATAGAGTGTGGAATTAAAACACATACACCAGTCGTAAAATCTTCTACAGTAGGAGTTTATGAGAAGAAAGAAGCTCCAGAATTTATAGAAGAACTTATTCCAGAATTCTACTTGAAAAAGTATAAAATTTCAAGTAGAACTCCATTAATTGCTGTAAAAAAACTTTATGAGCCACTTCCTATGAAGCCTGTTATTGATATCTTGGATAATCCTAAGGTAATCAGAGATTATCTTAAAGCTTGTAATAGTATGCCTAAAAAGCAAGACCGTTCTAAAGATAAATATAAGGTTCATCTTAATAAGATTGCTTCTAAGGCGGGTTATGCTGTAGAATACATACCGATTTCTGAGCCCGAACAAAATAGAATTGTATAATAGAGAATGCTCTGTAGAGAATATAGTATACTACCGTTTGAACCAACAGTAGAATCTACAAGAAAAACAATTGAAGTGGATCTCCAAGTAGTATCTGGAATTCCAATCGAAGAAAATTTTTTACAATGTAAAATCTCAGAATACAATAAAACTATAGAATATATAGACCAGCCAATTAAAGGACCAGAATCTGTAAAACAAGCATCTATTGTATCTTTTTCATTAAAAGATATAGATAATATAGAAACATTTAAAAATACTGTAAGAAATGTTAGTAAACCTATTGAAATTAGAGATAAACCAAATTTTGTAACTGATTATAATAGTTATAAAGGAACTATCTTATCTTTAGTATCAACACTATCAAATAAGATTATAATCAATACCGATGAGTATTTAAGTGATATTATTAATGACGCAGCGAGTTATAATGGGAGTATACAAGCGGTAGGAACTTCTGTATACGGAATTTGTGCCGCTCAAAATCCAAAAGTAAAAAATTTATTATACTACACTATAAACACTAAAGTTCTAGTAGAACAGATAAAAATTCTTAAGAATAATAATATTGATTTAATAATTGATGTAGATGCTATTTGCGCTCCTACAGAAGGTATAACTAACACGTATGCCTCTCAACTCTGGCTAGTTGATTTTTTATGTCAGATATCTAGTATTGGACTAAAAAACGTTTTTGTAAACATGGATTCTTATTCAAATGTATATGGAATTCTCAATTACTTATATATAACTAGAAACAAAGCAGTATTGAACTCATATAATTTTATAAAGGATATGAATATTAATATTTACGTATCAGAAAATATAAGAGAATACTTTGTTACTGTTGTTCATAAAGATGATTCACTTGATAACATATTAATAAGCGTTAAAACTCCTTTTTCAAATACTGGTTCTATCATGCGTTTAATATCTAATCAGACATATGAAGGAACTTGTGGTATGACATTTGGCGAACTGACTTTTGATGGTTCTAAGGATGGGTATCCAATTCAAGTAAAAACCAGAGAAAAGAATTTTAGATTTTCTGCTTCTACAGTTACACCAGAAAGTAAAGAGTTTTCATTCTTAAATATAATGTCAGAGAATGGAACTTTATCTTTTGCTATCTCTCCTATGTCAATCACAGTTATTAAGATTCCTAAGACTCAGGGTGGAGGAGCCTATTTTGAGAATATAAACGAATCAGATGAGAAGAATACGATAGTAACGGTAATGCCGAACCAACTATCAGAAGAGTATGATTCTATACCGACTACTATGACAATAAGAGATTTTCAAAAGAAGTATCAACCTTATATGTAGAAGGTCTAAAAAAAGAACACGTTAATATAGTAAGGAGAATGCCAAATTTAACAGGAGGAAAAAATTATAAGAAGACAAAACATGCCGCTGAAAAGACTAAGTATGTCGATAGAGAAGACGACCAGCAGTTTGCCAGAATTCTACAAGTTCTTGGGAACAGAAATACTCTAGCTTACTGTAACGATAATATTATTCGTTTATGTCATATTCGTGGATCTATTCGTAAAGATATGTGGATAAATGTTGGCGATATTGTTCTAGTAAGTCTTCGAGATTTTTTACAAGATAAGAAAGATAAGTATGAAAAGGCAGATATTCTTCATAAGTATGATAGAGAATACTATTCCAAACTAAAAAAAGAAGAAGGTTTTAATGAAAAACTACTATTTACTTTAGAAACTTCTGATATAGAACAACTGAAACGTATCAAAGAAATGAAATTCAGCGCGATGGTGAGCAATGAAGAAGATATTTTTGAACATGAAGAGGTGAAAGAGGAGGATGATGATGTAGATATAGACAATATCTAAATCGTAATTTATTAATTTTTAGAAAGATAAACACTTTTAGATGAATAATGATTTAACTTCAGGAAATTTTGCATCCGTTGATTTTCCGGATGCTACAGAAATATCTTTGGCAGATTATCCAATTGATTCTTATTCAATTACTCTAAATAATTGTGTTATACAGCATTTGAATGAGATTAGAGAGAAGAATCCCACAAGTCACAGTATAAATCAGAATATAAATTGGAAGAAACGTTTTAGAGAATTTATATTAACAAAGAATAATAAGTTACTTGAATTTCTCACAACACGTCTTGAGAAGCATCCAGTTTTAGGACCAGTAGAAGTATTATTTGCTAAATTTTCAAAGCAGACTCATACAAATAGAACAATTAAAGATGTTGTTTTAGATATATCAGCAAATGTTTTGGAAACTATTGATAATTCTTGTGTAGAAAGAGGATTTTTATCACTTGATAAGTATGCTGAACAGACACAGTATTTAATGGACCAATACAAGATTATAACTGAAAAAATTTTAGATAAAGAAAAACTTTTAAAGATAAAACTTGTCAACTTAGATTCTATTCAAACAAAACTAAATAGCTTAAT